TATATGCGTTCACGATTACGTTCTACCGCACCTGACTTGCCTATATACATGAGGGCTACGACCAACCCCGGCGGTAGAGGTCATCATTGGGTCAAGAAATTATTCATTGACCCTGCTCCATATAACAGGTCATTTGATGCAACAGATATTGAAACCGGAGATGTACTCCGATACCCAGCAGGACATAGCAAAGCTGGAAAGGCTTTATTCAAAAGAAGATTTATTCCAGCAAGACTTTCTGATAACCCGTACCTTGCGGAATCAGGTGATTACGAAGCAATGCTTCTCTCCATGCCAGAGCAACAACGAAGGCAACTTCTTGAAGGCGACTGGGACATTAAAGAGGGGGCTGCCTTTACTGAGTTTGATCGGAATGTTCATGTTATTGAGCCTTTCGATATTCCTAATAATTGGGTTAAGTTTCGTGCCTGCGATTATGGCTACGGTAGCAAGTCTGGTGTTGTTTGGTTTGCCGTTGCGCCTAATGAGCAACTTATCGTATATCGAGAACTCTACGTATCTAAAGTCCTTGCCACAGATTTGGCAGATATGATTCTGGAATTAGAGGCGGGTGATGGAACTATTAAGTATGGTGTTTTGGACAGTTCTCTTTGGCACAAGCGTGGTGACACTGGTCCTTCTCTTGCGGAGCAAATGATTAGCAGGGGCTGTCGTTGGAGACCGTCAGACAGAAGTAGGGGCAGTCGAGTATCAGGTAAAAATGAAATACATAGACGATTACAGATAGATGAATTTACAGAGGAACCTAGACTTGTTTTCTTTAATAATTGCACAAACCTCACGGCCCAACTTCCCGCCATACCGTTGGACAAAAAGAACCCCGAAGATATTGACACTAATTCGGAAGATCACTTGTATGATGCGTTAAGGTATGGTATAATGTCGAGACCAAGGTTTAGTATTTGGGACTATGATCCTGCAGGAAGACCTTCGACTGGTATGCGTGTAGCAGACAGCACTTTTGGATACTAAGGAAAAAAAATATGGCTGATGATGAAATTATGATTGAAGACGATGCTATCGCACTAGAAGACAGTGACGATACTTCTATTTCGGATACTGGAGTAAGCAGCATCATACCATTTATTATGGAGCGTTATAATCGTTCCGAAGACTATCGTTATCAGGACGAGGAACGCTGGCTTCGTGCCTACCGCAATTACCGTGGTTTGTATAGTCCTGAAGTTCAATTTACAGAAGCAGAAAAATCTCGTGTCTTTATTAAAGTCACAAAAACTAAAACGCTGGCAGCTTACGGACAGATCGTTGATGTGTTGTTTGCTAACCAGCGTTTTCCTTTATCTATTGAGCCTACTGAATTACCAGAAGGTGTAGTAGCTGACGTACACTTTGACCCGCAAGAGCCAGAGGAAATGCGTGGTGATAACAGCATGACCAGCCCATATGGTTTTGCTGGTGACGGTCAAGACTTAGCACCGGGGGCTACAGCACAAACTCTGCAGGAAAAGCTAGGTGTTATGACTAATAACCTTGAGCCTATCCAAGATAAACTAAAAGAAGGTCCGGGCAAAACACCTACAGCTATCTCATTTAGCCCAGCTATGATTGCTGCTAAGAAGATGCAAAAGAAAATCCACGACCAACTAGAAGAGTCTGGTGCTACTAAACATCTACGTAATGCAGCATTTGAGATGGCACTCTTTGGTACAGGTGTAATGAAGGGACCGTTTGCTGTTGATAAAGAGTATCCTAACTGGGATGACGAAGGTAATTATGATCCACTCTTTAAAACAATCCCACAGGTAAATCACGTATCTGTATGGAACTTCTATCCAGACCCAGATGCAAACAATATGGACGAAGCACAGTATGTGGTAGAACGCCACAAGATGTCACGTACGCAATTACGTAATCTAAAGAAGCGTCCGTACTTCCGTAGCCAAGTTATTGATGAAGTTATTTCTATGGGTGAAAACTACACCAAGAAATACTGGGAAGATGATTTGTCCGACTATGCACCAGAGCATGGCATTGATCGTTTTGAGGTTCTTGAATATTGGGGCATGGTTGATGTTGAGTTGCTTCAAGAGCAAGAGATTGACATTCCAAAAGAACTGCAGGAGTTTGACGAACTGCAAGCTAACGTGTGGGTATGTAATGGCAAGCTAATGCGGATGGTTCTTAATCCATTCAAGCCATCTAAAATTCCTTACTCTGCTGCACCATATGAGTTGAACCCATACTCATTCTTTGGTGTAGGTATTGCAGAGAACATGGACGATACACAGACCCTGATGAACGGTTTTATGCGTATGGCAGTAGACAACGCTGTACTGTCGGGTAACTTGATCGTTGAGGTAGATGAAACAAACCTAGTGCCGGGACAAGACTTGTCACTATATCCGGGCAAGATTTTCCGTAGGCAAGGTGGCGCACCGGGACAGGCTATCTTTGGTACAAAGTTCCCTAACGTGTCACAAGAGAACATGATGTTGTTTGATAAGGCTCGTGTGCTTGCAGATGAAAGCACTGGCTTCCCATCATTTGCGCATGGACAGACAGGTGTATCAGGTGTAGGCCGTACAGCTTCTGGCATCTCTATGCTTATGGGTGCTGCACAGGGTAGCACTAAGACAGTTATTAAGAACGTAGATGACTATCTACTGCGTCCTTTGGGTGAAGGTCTGTTCCGCTTTAATATGCAGTTCGACTTTGATCCTGAGATTAAGGGCGACCTAGAAGTTAAGGCTCGTGGTACAGAAAGCCTAATGGCTAACGAAGTACGTAGCCAACGTCTAATGCAGTTCTTGCAGATTGCAAGCAGCCCAGCATTAGCACCCTTTGCTAAGTTCCAGTACGTAATCCGTGAGATTGCAAAGTCAATGGACTTAGACCCCGACAAAGTTACCAACAATATGGACGAAGCCGCACTGCAAGCAGAGATTATGAAAGGCTTCCAAGGTCCAGCAGGGCCGCAGGAAGGCGCACCAGCGGGTGCTGATGCAATGGATACCTCTGGTGCAGGTGGTGGCTCAATCGGCGTAGGACAGGCTCCTGTGCCGGGGGAACAAGGATTTAGTGCGAATGGACAAGGAAATACTCAGCAAGCTGAAGGGGCTGGTCAGCAACAGCCGCCAATGGGACCACTTCAGTAAGTATATTGATACGCTTATTGAGCAACAACATAAGATACTAGAACAGTCGGATAACATTGTATCCGTACATAAAGCACAAGGCGCAGTAGAAGTGTTGCGTAAAATTAGACGATTACGTGAAGACGTAGGAAAAGCTGAAGGGTAGTACTATGGAAAGTATGGCAAAACAAATGGAACTTTTTGCTGATGGTGGCCTCATGGATGAGGGCGGCATGGTAGATGAGGCGTCAGGTAATGAAGTACCACCGGGTTCTACACGAGAAGAAGTTCGTGATGACATTCCTGCTCAATTGAGCGAGGGTGAATTTGTTTTTCCTGCAGATGTAGTACGTTATTTTGGCCTTGAGAAACTTATGGAAATGCGTCAAGAAGCTAAGATGGGTTTGAAGCGCATGGAAGAAATGGGTCAGATGGGTAACTCTGATGAAGCGACTATGCCAGATGATTTACCTTTTACTATAGATGACCTTGACATTGAAGAAGAAGACGAGTATAATGAAGTTCAAGAGTTTGCAGTTGGTGGTGCAGTACAGATGCCCGGATTTACTGGTATCGGTGGATATGTTCAGCCGCCTGCAGTAACTACCGGTGTAGCACCTGCTCCTGTTGCAGCAGCATCTGCACCTGCAGCACCTGTAAGTGCATACAAACCACCACAACAAGCTTTTACCCCAGTTCTTAATGTTCCACAAACTATGCCTACATTCCAAGGAACAATAGGTTTTGGACCAGAGGGAGTTGAGTATGAAACAGTTACGTATGTAAATGAAGCTGGTCAAACGCTAGTACTTAAAAAGAATAAACAGACAGGACAGCTATTAGATATGGCTGGCAATCCTGCAACAGTACCAGATGGATATAAGTTGCAAGGCGCAGAAGATGCTGTGTCACCTGTAACAACTGAAACTTCAACTGTAACAGGACAAGATGACGGTGGAGATAGACAAGATTATGGCGGTGGAACATCACTATTAACAGGTGAAAAGATTGCGGGTTATTCTCCAGAAGAAATTAAAACAGGAGTAGCTGCAGCAAAAGATAGATATGCTATTACGGGTAATCGTGGCTTTGATTTGCTTAGTGTTATTCCGGGAGGATCGTTTATTAAGAGCATAATGCCGGATGCTAGTATGAGTATTTTTGGAACGGACCCTATATATACCGGTAGACCAGATGATTCACTGATGAATGCACAACAAACAGCTAGAGATCAATTACAAGCGTCTTTAGGTACTAGAATTACAGGATATGTAGGGTTTCAAAAAGGTGATCTTGATCCTAATTCTGGAGGTTTCTTTGATAAAAATGGTCTTGCTGTAGACCCAAAAACAGGAGACCAAACTAAAAACGAATCTGGTACTATGAACTACTCATCTTTTGCTGATTGGAAAGAAGCGTTTGCTGCAGGAACAGAATCTGGCTGGCGAGGTGGTAAACTTGGTAAAGACTCCTATTCTAAATTAAGTGATAAAGCTAAAAATAATTATAATAAATTTGCTGAAATTATGGATTATAAAGATCATACTCCTGATTACACATCGGATGATGGTAAAAAAGCACCTTCCGGTGGATACGCAGGATATAGTGGTGAAGATGTGGAAGAGTCTTATAGTGTAGGTAATGATAACGATAATAATAATACTAATGACAGCCCAAGTGATAATAGCAGTAATGGCACAAGTGGTAGCAATGGCGGTTCTCCCGGTGGTATGAACGATGATGGTACAGATGGAAATGACGAATAATAAAGCTGCGTAAGAGGCTTACTTAAATCTTACAATCAGTTGGCTACTCACTCCCCACGCCCGACAGTGTGGCTACAGTGGCCCCAACAAAAGGAAATACAAACATGAACGATACAATTATGGCAGAAGAAATGCAAACAGAAAAGAAAGTTGCATTTGCTAATCGTAAATACACTAACGAAGAAAAACGTCAACGTGAAGAAGAAGAACTTGCGGAGATGATTGAACAGCAGAAAGCTGGTAAAGAAAAACCTGAACCAGAAGAAGCTGAACCAGATACGGCAGAAGAAAAAACATTTAAGAAGCGTTACTCTGATCTACGCCGACATCAACAAAAACAAGCTGAAGAATTTAAAGC